GACGGCGGTGCCATCGTCCGTATGGACGACGACGAGGAGGAGCCGCGATCCGAGGACTTCCTCGCCAACCTCGCCGAGACCATGCCCGAGAGCGAGCTGCAGACGCTGGCGCAGTCGTACCTCGACCTGATCGGCAGAGACAAGGAAGCGCGCAAGAAGCGCGACGAGCAGTACGAGGAGGGCCTGCGCCGCACCGGGCTGGGCGACGACGCGCCCGGCGGCGCGCAGTTCAACGGCGCGACCAAGGTCGTCCATCCGATGCTGACCGAGGCGTGCGTGGACTTCGCTGCCCGCGCCATCAAGGAGCTGTTCCCGCCGCAGGGGCCGGTCAAGGATCTCATCCCCGGCGAGGTGACGGCCGACAAGGCCAAGAAGGCCAAGCGCAAGACGGCCTTCATGAACTGGCAGCTCACCGTCCAGTCCAGCGAGTTCCGCGCCGAGCTGGAGCAGCTCCTGACGCAGGTGCCGCTGGGCGGCGCGCAGTACATGAAGGTGACGTGGAAGGAAGACCGCAACCGGCCTGAGTTCCTGTTCGTCGCGATCGACGACCTGTACCTGCCGTTCGCCGCGACCAACTTCTACACCGCACAGCGCAAGACGCACGTCCAGTACCTCACCGCCGTGGACTACCAGCGCCGCGTCAAGAGCGGGATGTACCGCGACGTGGATCTCGGCCCGGTCAGCATGGAGCCCGAGTACAGCGTCGCCGAGAAGGCGAACAACAAGATCGAGGGCCGCGAGGAGACCAGCTACAACGAGGACGGGCTGCGCACCGTCTACGAGGTGCATACCATCGCCGCGATCGAGGACGACGAGGCGCTGCCGTACATCATCAGCATCGACAAGCCGAGCGGCAAGGTGCTCAGCATCTACCGCAACTGGGACGAGCTGGACGAGGCGCAAGAAGAGCTGCAGTGGTTCGTCGAGTTCCCCTTCGTGCCGTGGCGCGGCGCGTACCCGATCGGCCTGCCGCACATGGTCGGCGGGCTGGCCGCCGCCGCGACTGGCGCGCTGCGCGCCCTGCTCGACAGCGCGCACATCAGCAACAGCCAGACCATGCTCAAGCTCAAGGGCGGCAGCAAGGGCGGGCAGAGCCTCGAGATCCAGCCGACGCAGGTGATGGAGATCGAGGGCGGCATGGCGGCGGATGACATCCGCAAGCTGATCATGCCGCTGCCGTACAACCAGCCGTCGCCCGTGCTGTTCTCGCTGCTGGGCTTTCTGGTTGACGCGGGCAAGGGCGTCATCCGCACCAGCATGGAGGACATTGCCGACGGCAACGCCAACGCGCCGGTCGGCACAACGCTGGCCAAGATCGAGCAGGGCATGGTGGTGTTCAGCGCCATCCACGCGCGCCTGCACAACGCCATGGCCAAGCTGCTGAACATCCTGCACCGGCTCAACGCCATGTATCTCGACGACGAGGCGACGGACGCCGAGCTGGGCGAGGAGCTGGCCACGCGCGCCGACTTCGAAGGCCCGCTCGACGTGGTGCCGGTCAGCGACCCGAACATCTTCAGCGAGGCGCAGCGCTTCGCGCAGGTGCAGGCCGTGGCGCAGCGCGCCGCGCAGTTGCCGCAGCTCTACAACCTGCGCAAGGTCGAGGAGCGCATCCTCGACACGCTCAAGATCCCCAACGCCAAGGAGCTGTTGAACCCGGCGGTGGAGCCCAAGGAGCGCAACGCGGTCAACGAGAACGTGGCTGCGACCATGGGCCAGCCGATCGTGGTCTTCCCCGAGCAGGATCACATCGCCCACCTCAAGACGCACCTCGCCTACATGCTCTCGCCGGCACTGGGCATGAACCCGCTGATCGCGCCGACGTACCTGCCGGCGATCCTGAACCACATCAAGGATCACCTCGCGTCGTGGTACGCCTACAGCGTGTTCGAACTGGGCACCGAGGCCACGGGCGAGGACATCGGCGACGTGCTGAAGGCGATCAAGGATCCGGACGACAAGCGCGCCTTCGACGCCATGCTGGCCGAGGCCTCGCAGACGGTGGTGCAGCAGGCCGGCAGCGTGTTCGCCTCGCTGCCGCCCGTCATCCAGCAGGCGCAGCAGGTCATGCAGTCGCTCGCACCGCAGCCGCCCATGGATCCGAACGCGCAGGCGGCGATGGAGCAGCTCAAGCTGCAGGCGCAGCAGATCCAGATGCGCGCCCAGACGGACGCGCAGCGCATGCAGCTCGACGCGGCGAAAACGCAGCAACAGGCCCAGACCAATCAGGCCAAGCTCCAGCTCGATGTGGCCAAGACGCAGCAGCAGGCCCAGATCGATCAGGCCAAGCTCCAGATCGATCAGGCCAAGATCCAGCTCGACGCGCAGCAGGAGCAGGCGCGTCTCGCCGGGGACATGGCGGTCGAGCAGCAGGAGAACCAGCGCAAGCAGGCCGAGATGCAGGTGCGTCAGGCGATGAACACGCAGGACAACCTGACGGCGATGGAACTCGCCAAACTCGAGGTCGAGACGGGCGAGCGCTTCGGCGTCAGCACCGGCACCGGCATCAACCCGTAAGGAGCACACGGAATGCAGAAACCACAGAGCGAAGCACTCAGGGTAACCGAAGCAGAGAGCGCGGCCAATGCCGTTGCTCCGCGCGTGACGTTGGAAAGCATGGAAGCAAAGATCGAGTTTGTAAATTATTACAACCACGATCTGCTGACCATGTGCGTCGTCACCATGAAGAACGGCTTCCATGTCGTAGGCGAGGCGACCCCCGCCAGCCGGGATAACTACGACCCGGAACTCGGTCGCAAGTTCTCCTACGAGAACGCCATCCGCCAGTTGTGGAAGCTGGAGGGTTACTGTCTGCGGGAAAGGCTCGCGGCTGAAGGAAAGGACTGACCAATGGCCAAGGACAATCTGAAGACAGGTGAAGTCGCCCAGAAGGGCGAGGACGTGAAGCAGCACAAGCGCATGGCCATGGGCGTCATGCCCAAGGTGCCGTCGTCGCCGAAGACGCCTGCATGAGAATTGAGGTTCTGCTGCAGCGTCTGGAGCAATCGCAGGCCGATCTGGCACGCGATGCGCTGGAGCAGCCTCAAGGCCGCGACACGTTCGAGTACGGGCGCGTTGTCGGCATCTACGCCGGTCTCGAGCTGGCCAAGACCGTGTTGATCGACACGGTCGCGGAGAAAGAGCGAAAAGACTATAATCTCTAACCACTTGAGCGGAGGAGCACCCGTGCAAGACTACATCATGAACAAAGTGCAGTTTGCGTACAGCAGCATCGACGAGGCCTTTCCGGCCGTTGACCCGGGCGTGAAGCCCTTCGGCAGTCGCGTGCTGTGCCAAGTCCGTCTGGCCAAGAAGAAGACGGCTGGCGGCATCATCCTGACGGGTGACACCAAGGACACCGAGACGTGGAACACGCAGGTGGCCAAGGTCGTGGCTGTCGGTGATCTGGCCTTCAAGAACCGCAACACCCAAGAGCCGTGGCCCGAGGGTTCGTGGGCAACGCCGGGGGACTTCGTCCGCGTCCCCAAGTACGGCGGCGACAAGTGGACGGTCAAAATCGATGATGATCAGGAGATCATCTTCGTAATCCTCAACGATCTGGATCTGATCGGCAAAGTCACGGGCGACCCGCTCGCGATGAAGTCGTTCGTCTGATCCATAAGGCTGAAAGGAGCCGATCATGGCTGATACAGTAGACGAAAAAGACGACGATATCGTCGCCATCGAGACCGACGACACCGAGCAGGTCGATCAGACCGAGGTGCATGACGACGATGACGATGACGACAGTCGCATGGGCGAGTCCGAGGACGATTCCGAGGACGAGATCGTCGACAAGACGAAGAAGAACCGCGACAGCCGCACCAAGCGCCGCCAGTTGCAGAAGGTGGCCAAGGAGCGCTCGCAGCAGGAGCTGGCGTATCTGCGCGAGCAGAACGCGGAACTCATGCGCCGCATGGCTGCGGTCGAGGGCAACACGCTGACGCAGAACGCGGCCGGCGTGCAGCAGCAACTGCAGCAGGCGCTGGCCGAGGCTCGGCAGGCCGAGCAGATCATGGCCCGCGCGATCGAGGCCGGCAACGGCGACGACGTGGCGACTGCCCTGCGCATCCGCGACGAGGCCAAGGAGCGCGCCGCGCAGCTTTCTGCGTACAAGGATCGCTTCGAGGCCGCCGCCAAGGAGGCGACCGCGCCGCGCGCCGACCCGCGCGTCACGAACTACGCGCAGCAGTGGCTGTCGGCCAACTCGTGGTACGATCCGCAGGGCCGCGACGAGGACAGCGCCATCACCAAGGCGATCGACAACGCTCTGGCCCGTGAGGGTTGGAACCCGTCGAGCGAGGAGTATTGGCACGAGTTGACGCGCCGCGTGGCCAGCCGCATCGGTGACGGGGACGACGCACCCGCGCGTAACAGCAAGCGCAAGGCCCCGCCCACGGGCAGCAGCCGCGAGTACGCGCCGCCGAGCACCAAAAACGAAGTAGTAGTGACACCGGCACGCAAACAGGCTATGGTGGACGCTGGTGTTTGGGACGACCCTGTCGCTCGCAAGCGCTACCTGAAGGCGTATCAGGACTACGACCGCAACTCAGCTCGCTGAAAAGGAGAGAGCTAATGTCTGAAGAACGTATGGATGATCGCCTGAAGAAGGAACTGAGTGTTAGCCGTCAACCCCGGGAGACGCAGGATCGGCGCGTGACGCAGAACCGCGAGATCTCGGAAGATGAACGGCTCGAGATGTTCCGAATGCAGTTGTACAACGATGCCCTACCCAACATTCCAGATATCCCCGGGTATCATGTGTGCTGGCTGACGACGACCAACAAGGGTGACACGATCCAACACCGCCTCCGTCTGGGGTACGATCTCATTCGTGCCGAGGACGTGCCGGGGATGGAACTGGTCACCATGAAGACCGGCGAATACGCCGGCTGCGTCGCCGTCAACGAGATGATCGCGGCTAAGCTGCCCTTGTCCCTGTACTACAGGTACATGCAGGAAGCTCACCACGACGCACCGATGCGCGAGGAAAGCAAGCTCGAGGAAACCGCGCAGTTGATGCGCGAGCAAGCCGAGCGGTCTGGCGGCCGTCTCATCGAAGAGGACGACATGCGGGGTGGGTATGGTTCAAACCCGGCAAAGGGCGTTTTCGCCTGATGCCTCCTGAAACTCCTTTCTAAGGAAAACGGCTCATGTCTGCCACGGTCAACGCACCGTTCGGTCTGCGCCCGTCGTACTCGCCCAGCGGTGTGGTTCGCCCCACCGCCTTCACGATTGCGTCGGGCTATGCCCAGAACCTCTTCCAGAACCAGCCCGTCCGTATCGCCCCGACCACGACCGGCGGCGAAACTGAGGGTACGCTTGTCGCCGCCGCTGTCGGTGCCGCCTTCATCGGCACTTTTCAGGGCGTCGAGTTCACCGATGGCGAAGGTCGCCGCCGTGTGTCCAACCGCTGGTTGGCATCGACGGTTGCCACCGAGATCACGGCGTACAGCACGCTTGACCCGACCATCTTCTACGAAATCCAGAGCAATGCCGCTCTGGTCGTGGCAGATATCGGCAAGCAGTACGACCTGACTGCCATCGCGGGCAACACCACCACCGGCCTGAGCACTCAGGCTCTGGACGTTGCCTCCGCCGCCGCCAACGCTTCTGTCCGCCTGATCGGCATCACGCCCGGCCCGGACAACGCATTCGGCGACACGTATGTCATCGCGCAGGTACAGATCAGCGAACACCAGTTCGTTGCCAATGTCGCTGCGATCTAAGGAGGGCGTGAAAAATGGCTACGCCAATGCGTTCAACCGACTTTCGTTCGATCGTCGAACCGATCCTGAACGAAGAGTTCAACGGCATCTATGACCAGCGCGCCGACGAGTGGTCGCAGGTCTTCAAGGAGTTCAAGGGCATCCCCCGGAACTACCACGAAGAGCCTGTGCTCTATGGCTTCGGTGCCGCCCCGGAACTGCCGGACGGCATGCCGGTCACCTACCAGTCGGGCGGTGTGCTGTTCATCCAGCGCTACGTCTACAAGGTCTTCGGTCTCGCCTTCGCGCTGACCAAGGTGCTGGTGGAAGACGGCGATCACATTCGCATCGGTCAGACCTACGCGCGTCACCTCGCGCAGTCGCTGATCGAGACGAAGGAAACGCTGGGTGCCAACGTCCTGAACCGTGCCTTCAACGGCTCGTATCCGGGCGGCGACGGCGTGTCGCTCGTGGCTACCAACCACCCGACCGCCAGCGGCACCTTCAGCAATCAGTTGGCAGTCGCTGCGGCGCTGTCGCAGACCTCGCTGGAGCAGTTGCTGATCCAGATCCGCAACGCCGTGGACAACAACGGCAAGCGCATCCGCCTGACGCCGAAGAAGATCGTGACCGGCCCGTCGAACGTCTTCCAAGCCGAAGTGCTGCTGAAGAGCGTCCTGCGTACCGGCACGGCCGATAATGATATCAACCCCGTGAAATCAATGGGTTTGCTGTCTGAGGGTCAGGCCAACCTGTCGCGTATCACCTCCAACACGGCATTCTGGGTGCAGACCGATGCGCCTGAAGGCCTGAAGCTGGCGATGCGTCGCGGCCTCGAGAAGTCCATGGAGGGCGACTTCGAGACCGACTCGATGCGTTACAAGGCAACCGAGCGTTACATCTTCGGATGGACCGACCCTCGCGGTGTATTTGGAACAGCCGGTATCTGAGCTAACGCTCTGAAAAGCAATGCTTTTCGACCCCCGGCGCGGAAGCGTCGGGGGTTTTTCTTTGCGTTTGCTTCCCCGTATTTGATTTGATATGCTGCAAAATCAGTTACGAGAGAGACGAAACGTGAAATCTACCTTGTCGGACGTGTTGGCCAAGTTCCCCTCCGAAGTCTTGGAGCGGTACGACTTTAGCCAATCGGCATACCACGGCGCTCTGGCGCGCATGACCGGCGTTGTTTGCCGCGAGCACGGCGAGTTCTCCCAGTACCCCGCGCAACTGCGCAAGAACGGCGCGGGCTGTCCGGCCTGCGGCGACCTCGTGCGCCGCACCAATCGCCGGTCGCCCCGCGACGAGGTGATCACTGCCGCGATCGCTCGGCATGCCGGCGTCTACAGCTACGACCGCGCCGCCTACGTCAACAACAGCACCAAGTTCACGGTGACATGCCCATTTCACGGCGATTTCAGCATCTCGCCCAATAACCATGTGTCCGGCGGCAGGGGCTGCCCCGAGTGCGGCGCTCTGAAGCGCGGGCACCGCAAGGACGTGAGCAGCGCCGCACGCAAGACGGCTGACACCAAGATCGCGCAGTTTGCCGCCAAGTTCATCGAGGACGCTCGGGCCGTGCATGGTGACGCCTACGACTACGGCAAAGTGGAGTACGCAGGACAGCAGGCTAAGGTGACCATCGTCTGCCCGGAGCACGGCCCCTTCGAACAAACCGCCGAGCACCACGTAAAGCGTGCGCAGGGCTGCCCTGAGTGCTCGCACCACCGCTCGAAGGGCGAGGCGGCGCTCGCCAAGTTCATGTCGATTTTTGCCGACATCGAGCAGCGCAATCGGCGCATCATCCCGCCCAAGGAACTCGACATTTACGTGCCTTCCGCGTTGCTGGCCGTCGAGTATTGCGGCGAGTACTGGCACGCCTCCCCCTCTGCCGAGGACGAGGTGGTCTACCGAAAGCGCCACGCAGAGAAGCAGCAGATGTGCCAACAGGCTGGACTGCGCCTGCTGACGGTCTACGAGAGCGAGTGGCTCACGCGGCAGCGCGCCATCAAGCGCCTTATCCGCAACGCGCTGGGCAAAATCCCCGGCCGGCTCATGGCCCGCAAGTGCGGCGTTGAAGTCGTGGCGGCGCACGAGGCGGCCGCTTTTCTCGACGCCTACCACCCCCAAGGTGGGGCTGGCTGGGGGGTGAATTACGGCCTCCGTTACCGGGGCAAGCTGGTCGCCTGCATGCGGTTCACCTTTGGGGCCAACGACAGGGGCGCACACGCCGATCGGGTGTGGACGCTGACGCGATACGCCACGCGCCTGCCAGTGGCAGGCGGCGCTTCGCGGCTGTTTTCGGCCTTCGTCGCTGATCACGATCCCGAGAGCGTCAAGTCCTTTTCCGACAATCGCTACTTCACTGGCGAGATGTACGAGAAACTCGGCTTCACACTCGAGGAGGAAACCGAGCCGGATTATCAGGTCTACCACCCGAAGACCGGGCTTCTCCCCAAGACGGCGTGGCAGCGCAAGAAAATAGCCGCCCGGATACGCGATGTCGGTTCTGCGCAGCGATTTGACCCGGCGTCAGATCCGCGCAGCGAGCGCGATATGACGTACCTGCTAGGCGCGCGTCGTCTGTACGATTGTGGAAAGAAACGATGGGTCTGGCGGCGTTCCTAACGCCGTGCTATAGTCCCCGCGAACTGGGCATATCCCAGCCTGTCAGACCGGCCCAGCGGACGATGCACAGACTGACAGGCGACTTGTGCATAAGGACTGATCATGGCTTCGACCACATTCTCCGGCCCGGTCACCTCGACCAACGGCTTCATCGGCTCCGTCACCGGCAACGTCACCGGCAACGTCACCGGCAACGTCACCGGCAACCTGTTCGGC